ACAAGCGGCAGATGATTTAAATACTCATTTAGAAATAAACCACAGCAGTAATGGGAATCATTTAACTATATTGGACGACGGTAACGTAGGTCTTGGAACAACAACTCCTTTAGCTAAATTAGACATACAAGGTACACAAGGTCAGTTATTCTCAGTTACAGATGATCTTAGCGGAAGCATATTTGCAGTAGCGGATATATCTGGTATACCAATATTTGATGTTAATTCAAATGGAAAAGTTGGAATAAATACAACTAGTGCCAATGACATTTTTGACGTTAGATCATCTAGTTGGGCTACAAGAATACAAAGCACAGTCGATGGCTCTTATTTAAGAATGTCTCCTAATCAAATAGCAACATTTAATTCTGCAAACGCAGGAAGTCCTTTGTATATAAACAATAGTAGTAGTGGAAACATTATAATGGCTGGAGGCGGCGGCAACGTAGGGATCGGGGCGACTAATCCTAGTACTACATTAGATATAAGGACAGATACAGGAGTACTAATAAAAGGAGCAACTTCAGCAGCAAACGGTAAACTTAAATTTATACCAGCTTCTGGTGGACGTCAATATAACTTTGAAAACGATAGCTCTAGTTTTCAAATAGTTGATGCATCGGCAGGTTCTAGTAGAATGTATTTTCATTATAATGGAAACTTAGGAATTGGAACGACTAGTCCTGATTTCAAATTAGACGTAGATGGAAGTATAAGAGGCACTAAATATGTCTTAAACGGCAATGTTTCTAATCCAACAAGCACAGCAGCTACTATATATGATCAAGCATCTGTAGGTCTTACTTTATCAGCTCATAATCTTTCTATAAGGAATTATGATGGTACTAATATGATAGAGTCTGCAAGGTTTGTACACGATAAATTAACTTGTGCTGGAGACGTTATAGGTTATGGCTCACCCTCTGATATTAGATTAAAAGAAAATATAAAACCAATTGAATCAGCATTAGATAAAGTAAGTAAATTACAAGGTGTTACATTTGACTGGAAAAAATCTGACAGTATATTAGATATAAAAAAGGACGTAGGGTTTATAGCTCAAGATGTTCAGAAAGTTGTACCAGAGCTTGTAAGAGAAAATTCAGATGGTATGTTGTCAATGAGACATCAAGGTATAACTCCAATACTACTTGAAGCTATAAAAGAATTAAAAGCAGAAATAGAATATCTTAAAAAAAAGATTAAATAATGGCTGTACCAACATCAGGAATACTTTATTTAGAAAAACTTGCAAGGGAAGCTTATTATGGCGACTATAATGGTAGTCAGAATGTAGGAACTGTCTCTTTATTTGATATAGTAAATGGCGGTCAAGCTAAAGGATCAACATTAAATTATCCTACAATAAATAGAGATTGTTTACCAAATCCTACAGGCAGTTTAACAAATGATGCTACTGAACCTTGTTCACAAGGGTTAGATGTATGTTTTATTATTGATTATACGGGTAGTATGGGGGGTGTGATTGAAACTGTAAAAGATGGTCTTGCTGATGTAATAGCACATATAAACACAGAATCAAGTAGCAACTATAGATTATCAATGATTACTGTAGATGAAGTTGGAGGAGAAGGTGGAGGTTCAACACCAAATTATGCATCGTGTACTCAATATACCTCTTTACCAACAGCTCAGAAATATAGTAACCAAGGTAGTAGTGGGTTATATCAAATAATAACTGCTTGGGAAATGTTTCCTCCATTTTCTACTAATAATTCAACCTCATTTACAACAGCAGTAGATAATTTAAACGGAGGAGTATCAGGAAGCTCCTGTATTCAATTAGGTAGTGGCGTGGGTACACCAGAACCAATGGATATAGGGCTTGGTTTAGTTATTAATTCTACAAATTTTGTAAACGATTTTAGATCAACCGCAGCTAAATATATTATTATGATTACTGACGCTCCTCCAGGTGGAGGAGATGATGCTTTTACACAAGCAGATTATGATGCATTGCAAGTTTTAACGGCTACTTCTATATTTAGAGGTATTAAGGTATTTGTATTAGGATTGGGTGTTAATTCTAATATTACGGTAAGCGGAACAGTAAGATACCCTTGGAGAGAGTTAGCGGTTCAAACGGGAGGAACTTGGAATACAACATATGATACAACGGATGTAGAGGCTGATATAACTGTTGCGTGTGATGAAAATGGCGCTTTTACTCCTTACAAGTTTTCGGCTTGGTATGGATACGATAAAGATTGTACGTCAGGAATTAAATCTTTTAATTCATCAACTGTTCAAACAAGCGAATCGAATGCGTGTTCTTCTACAATTAATCAAACGTATTATCATAATGGATCTTTACCTGGACCAGGTGTAGGTAACACTTGTTATATAAATCAAAATCAAACAACAGTGTTGGCAGCTGGTTATTATTTAACATCTTCTAACGGTGGAATTAGAATAACTGGTACTTCAGGTGTTGTTGCATCTTCATTTACCTGTTCGACTCTTTACACCAAGCCCACAACCGCCCTTGCGTATCCAAAACCTATATTTGCGTGTGGTCAAACAATGAACACAACCAGATGGTATACATCAAACACACCAACCATAGGGACTACAGTGTATACTAACTCAAGTGGTACAGCAACTTTAATAGCTGGAAATTATGCGTATGATGCACTTTTAGCAGAGTATTATTTTACAGTTAATAGTTCTGGAGTTATAACATCAATAAACCAATGTTAATATGAGTATACAAGAAAATTTAATAAAACAATACAATGGTGAAACTTTCGTTGTAAATAAAATCAATGGTGTTTCTAAAATGATTTTTAGTAATGGAGATTGGTTAGAAAATAAAGAGTATTATGGTAAAATTTTTTTAGGAGATTGTGTGGATTGTAAAAAAATAAATAAATTATATAAAAATGCTGTTTTTGATAAAATATTAATAGCTGGTTTAGGTATGGGTTTATTGCCTAATTATGCAAAGCATATAAAAAACTGTAGTGTTGTAGATGTTATAGAGCAAAATAAAGAACTTATTAATTATGTAGATTATTTAGATAATTCTATAAATATAATAGAGGCGGATGCATATAACTATATTCCTTCAAAAAAATATAACTTAATTATATTTGATTTATGGTGGAATGAAAAAAATGTAACTTTAAAAATTCAAAAAAATTTAAAAAAAATTTATAAAGAATATTTAGAAAATAGCGGAAAAATTATTTTTCCCTTAATAAATAAATAAAAATAAACATTAACTTTACAAAAAAAAATCAATGGCAATTATTTATAAGTGGGATATACCAGCAATGAATGCTCACATTCAATCAGAAGGACAAGACAACGTAATTTACACAGTTCATTACAGATACACAGGATCTGAAGAGTCTGGAGGTAAAACTTACTCGTCAACTAATATTGGAACTCAAAGTTACACGTATGTAGCAGGTGATCCTTTTACTCCTTATGAGGATACTGAGGCTTTTGAGAATGTGGTTATTGGATGGTTAGAGGGGTCTTTAGATGTTCCTTCAATGCAAGCAAATATAGCTGCAAGCATAGAGTCTCAAATTACACCAGTAAACGAAGACTTATATTTTACCTGGATGAATCCACAACCACCTACTCCTGAACCAGAAACGGAAGAAGAAGAAGTTGTTGATGGAGAGTAAATAATATTTATTATATTTGTATATAAATTTAATCTAAAATAATCTAAAATGTCAAAAAATTTAACACCAGAAGAGTTACAGAACTTACAAGCTCTTAATCAGGAATTTACTCAAGTAAAACTAAAGTTAGCTGATTCAGTTTATCAACAAGTTTTATATACGAAAGACTTGGATACAATAAGAGGAAAGTTTTCGTCTGTTGAAAAAGAGTTGTCAGAAAAGTATGGAGCTAATTCTGTTATTGATTTAGCAACTGGAGAAGTAAAAGAAAATCAACCAGCTGAAACAGCAGAGGTTGTAAAATAAAAACAATATTTATGGCAAGAATTAGCAACACATCATCATATCCAATAATAACTCCAGACGGTGCTGACTATTTTATATTGACTGATGCTGAAAATGACAATGCAACAAAAAACTGTTCTATAAGTAACTTACAATCTTACTTAGGAGTAGATACAGTAAAAGTTAGTGTTGCAATTTCACCAGCTAACTTGCAAGTTTTATCAACTCCATATACAATTATAGCCTCACCTGGTGAAGGATATACATATGACATTACAAATGTTTCTGTGTTTATGGATTTTAACACTACTGTTTTTGATTTTTCTTCGGATGCTAGTTTAAAAATAGGATCTTATGTTGCTGGTACAATACCACAATCGATATTAAATTCAACATCAGATGTAGTGTATAAAATACAACCTGTTAGTGGCATATTAGCTGCTGACACACCTATAACTTTATCAGGTGGAAATGCTACAACTGGAGATGGTACTCTTTACATAAATATTACTTACAGAAAATTAAAATTAGATTCTACATTTTAATTAAATGGATATTAGAAAAATTTCTATAGGAGCAGACTATAAGTCTAGTGCTATGCATTATATAGCTGGACAGGAAGTTCTTGGGGGAAATTATAAAATTCATTTAATTCAAAAAGAAGTAAACGTTAACTCTTACAAAATTTGGATTGAAAAATCTAATGAAGTTTTTTTGTGGAAAGAATTTAATTCTAATATTCCTATTTCAATCGAATATAATATAAATTTCTAATGAAGTCACCTTTTTATTTCATTGTAAAACCTTACAATGGAAGAAGGTATGATAATGTAAAAAAGATAGGGGATGTGAACTTAATAATGAGTTCATCCAAAGAAGATCATACCGTTTCCAATAGGTTTGCAAAAGTTATCAGTACTCCGATTAATTATACAGGAGAAATTATTCCAGGTGATATTTTACTAGTTCACCATAATGTTTTTAAATTTTATAATGATATAAAAGGTCGTCAAAAAAGCGGTAAAAGTTTTTTTAAAGACGATTTGTTTTTTATAGAAAAGGATCAGTTTTTTATGTTTAAGCATAATGATAAATGGAAATGTCATTCTAAATATGTAATGATAAAACCAATATTAAAAAAAGATTCTTATATTAAAGGTTCTAATACTGAAGAACCATTAACTGGTATTATAAAATATATAAATTCTGAGCTATTAGAAAAAGGATTAAAGGAGGGTGATACTATTTGTTTTCAGCCTGAAAGTGAATATCCTTTTATTGTAGAAGAAGAAAAGCTATATAGAATGTTTACCAACAATATAACTATGGTTTTATAATATGGACGTTAAAGAAATAAAGCTACAGATAATAAAAGCAGGAGAAAAAGCTGTTATGCAACTTATTAAGGTTGCTGAAGAGCATATTATTAAATATGGAGAAGATGATGAGTTAGCAGCTGATAAATTAAAAAATGCAGCAGCAACAAAAAAACTAGCAATATTTGATGCTTTTGAAATATTAACTAGAATAGAAGAAGAAAAAAATATAATAGAAGGAATTAACAAACCAACGAATAATAAGTCTCAAGGATTTGCAGAAAGAAGATCAAAATAGCTTATATGTAAAATTACCAAACTACATACCAAAAAGTATTGTTACAAATAAAAACAAGGCTAAGACTTGGGAGTACGGGTATAATGAAAAATATAATGTTGTTGTAATATCTAAAACTGGAAAAATATCAGATGTTATTTCTATAAATGGTTTAGCAATTGCCTTACCTGAAAGACCAAAGAATATATACAAAAGATCTGAAACTAAATCAGAACAATATTGGGAGTCATTTGAAGTCCCTTCTTTACTTAAAAAAATACCAACAATATTTCAATGGAATCAAACCTCGCCTAATTTTAAAAATCAGTGGGTAGAATATATTGAGTCAGAGTTTGACAAAAGAGATGAAGGTTTTTGGTTTATGAATAATGGTAAGCCTACATATATTACTGGTTCTCATTATATGTATTTGCAGTGGACTAAGATTGATATTGGATTACCAGATTTTAGGGAAGCAAATAGAATTTTTTATATTTATTGGGAAGCTTGTAAAGCAGATAAAAGAAGCTTTGGTATATGCTATTTAAAAATTAGACGTTCTGGATTCTCATATATGGGTAGTGAGGAATGTGCTAATATAGCTACAATATCTAAAGATTCTAGAATAGGTATTTTATCTAAAACAGGAGCTGATGCAAAAAAAATGTTTACTGATAAAGTAGTTCCTATATCTAACAATTACCCTTTCTTTTTTAAGCCAGTGCAAGATGGTATGGATAAGCCTAAAACAGAATTAGCTTATCGTGTACCAGCCTCAAAGATTACTAAAAAAAATATGTATGAAGAGGATCAAGAACAGATAGAGGGACTAGATACAACTATTGACTGGAAAAACACAGGAGACAACTCTTATGATGGTGAAAAACTAAAACTACTTGTTCACGATGAAAGTGGTAAATGGGAAAAACCAAGTAATATTTTAAATAACTGGAGGGTAACTAAAACTTGTTTACGATTAGGTAGTAAAATTATAGGAAAGTGTATGATGGGATCTACATCTAACGCACTAGACAAGGGTGGTAACAACTTTAAAAAATTATATAACGATTCTTCTACAAATCAAAGAAACTCAAATGGTCAAACTAAAAGCGGGTTATATTCCCTTTTCGTCCCAATGGAGTATAATATGGAGGGATTTATTGATATTTATGGTATGCCAGTTTTAGATAACCCAAAAATACCCAAGCTAGGTATTGATGGGGAAATGATCACTAAAGGTGCTGTTACCTATTGGCAAAATGAGGTAGACTCTTTAAAAAATGATGCAGATGCATTAAATGAATTTTATAGACAATTCCCAAGAACAGAATCACACGCATTTAGAGATGAAAGTAAGCAGTCTTTGTTTAATTTAACAAAAATATATCAGCAAATAGATTACAATGATTCTTTAATAAAAGACAGATTTTTAACTAGAGGTAATTTTAGTTGGAAAAATGGAATTAAAGATGGAGAAGTTTTATGGAGTCCAGATACTAGGGGTAGGTTTTTAATTTCCTGGACACCTAAAAAACAATTGCAAAATAATAGTTATATTAAGAACGGCAGAAAGTTTCCAGGTAATGATCATATAGGTGCATTTGGTTGTGATAGTTATGATATATCAGGAACTGTTGGAGGTGGAGGATCTAATGGCGCTCTTCACGGAGTTACTAGATTTAATATGGATGATGCTCCTAGCAATGAGTTTTTTTTAGAATATGTAGCTC